CGATTTCACCAGCTTGAATACCTAAGTTTGCTAATTTGTCACCCATGGACAGTGATGTTTGAGTGGCCACTGTGCCTGGAGCACCACGAGGACCACTTAAAACAAGTTCACCAGACTTCGCCATTGGCAAAGCAGATGCAGCTTTTAAAGCTCCTCCTGTTCCTGCCGTCAAAGATTGTGCTAAACTTATACCAGTATCTTCAGCATCTGGATCTATCATTGCCTTTTGTAGCATCGCATCAATTATAGCTGTCCTTAAAAAAGCTCCTGCTGGCCCACCAAAGGCCCCTGTCGCTATGGCTATACCACTTGATAAAAAAGGTTTTAATTCGTTGGGCACAGCTTTTGATACAAACGCTCTTACAGGGTCGGTGACTGGACGTACAGCGTCCTCGAGGCTTTCAGTAACCTTGCTTATTGGCTCCCGTATCTCTCTTGGTACTATTTTTCTTAAAAATTTTCTTAGACTCATTATATATTTCCTACTGATTTATCGTGAAGATGCAAGTGGCCTAGGCTTGAAATGAGGCTTTTATTGAATTTACTGCCTTTTATCATAAAATGCAACTACGATTCTGCGCCCACAGCGGGCATTTTAGCTACTTTTATATAGACGCTTCTTGATATGTCCTCTCTCTTTGTATCAGTATTTGGATCATCCACGTCAGCGTCACCCTCAGCATCAGAGTTATACTCTTTGCCAGTTTTTAAATTTTTCAATACCACGGTAGTGTCAACCTTTATTTGAGCTATTTTCTTATCGCCCTCGTATAAATATGCTACCGATCCTGGTTCTTCAAATGCCATATTTCCTCCTAGTCTCTTGTTATTTCTAGATACGACAGAACGACATGTAAGTCGTTAGCATTCTCTGCCTGCACCTTTATAACCTCACTTTCGTCACAAACCAAAGGTTGTGTCAGTAGTTCAGTTGTTGTTTTTGCAGCTATGTCCTTTTGTTTGAACAAGCTAAATATCGTGCCTCCTGAGTTTACCAGAGTCACGGTGATCTCACACGCATTACTAGCATCATCATTAGATACTAGAAAAGATTTTACTATGGACACAGTTTCAGCAGGCACCGTGTATAGTGTTGTTAAGTTTGTTGTAGTTAAATCTACTTTTGAGTTTTTATATCTATTTGCCATCTATCCTAAAAACCACGCTTGTTGTTGTTGATCATCTCTTACGCTTTGTTGATATGTGCTATTTAATTGATCTATCACATTTGACAACGTTCTGTTGATCTGTCTTTGTGTGCTTGGATCATACTCGTCTTTTGGTTCTGGTATTCTAACTACAATCTTTGACATTATCGGCCTCCGTCTGGTTTTACATCTAAAGACAACGTGCCATATCTCCAAGACTCATTTGCAGATGTGTTTTCTATCTTAACATTTACATATCTGCCTCTAGCTCTTGTGTCTTTTTTAGTTGTGCTTGATGTAATTGTAAAAGGACTATTTGTTGACGATGCCTCTGTTTGTGCCGGAAATCTTTTTATAGCTAGTGTAACATCAGCATTACCATTTAAATCTTTAAAGTCAGGTATAAATCTACTTACAGATACAAACTTATCACCCTCACCACCTTGTAATGCAATATCATAATCATAAGACTGTATAAAAGATGTGATTGTTGTAACCGTGCCATCTTCGTTTGTTTGGTCGGTACCAACCTCGTGTTGAAAATATTTAGTTTGTCCTAAACCGCTCTCACCAAGTATTGTTGGAAAGCTGCCTGTGCCAGTTGTATCAAACTTTGTTGCGTATGGTTTTTCATAAACTTTACCATCTATCCAAGATGTTCTAGGTTCTGTAGATAAAGACCAAACACCACCAGGCACTGGTGCTGACTCTGCATAGTTGTAAGAAACTGCTTTGTTATTAAAATCATTGTTTGCTGGATACCACCAAATTATTTCTGTAAATAAACTATTAAGACCCGCTGCAACTTGTTGCCCCTTTGTAGTGTCAAAATTATCAAACACCTCATCCTCTACAGCACAAGGCAATGTTTTAACTGTACCATCATAATACAAGAAACCTTTTGAACTCATCCAGTATGCAATGCCATCTACCTCAACAGCTGCGTTCTTACCAACTAAGCCACAGTTTGTACCAACTTGTTCAACACCAAACACAAAAGGTTGTCCAACATTTCTAACTGTGTACAGCGCGTTGTCAGTCCACACTAATATATTTTCTTTTGCTTGTATGGCTCCTATGATTTTTGTGCCGTCTTGTAATCTCAATGTGCCAGCTGTGTTCGTAGATGTTGGTGTAAAACTATTTATGTTTTCTGCCTCTGAAAATCTTATAAACATATCATCTTGTGTAGACGTTGTGCCTATTGTAGTTTCCGTACCTAGGTGTATCAAGTGTCTAGTTGTTGGTGATATGATAGTAAGTCTTGATGCGGTAGGGTTATTGCTTGTTGCAAATCCACTTGTAGACTTTGACGCTCTTGTTGACGTTGGACTAGTTGCCCCTGCATTCCATGTGAATGTTTCACCGTTTGCAATAGTGGCTACCAACACCTCACCAAAATTATTAAGCGACCAAAGACCAGGTTCTAGTGTTGCTTGGTCGGCTGGTATTGCAATACCCCAACCACTAAAGTCAGATGCGTTTGTGACTGTAGCGCCGTTAGAGTGTTCAGCAGCCGTCGTGCCATTTGTGCCTCTAGTTAGACCTGTTAGGTCGTTACTAGACTTACCAGAGTATGTAATTAACTCACTACCTATTTGTATTGTGCCTGAGCTTGGAAAAGCAGCTGCACTTGTAAGTGTTAAAGTTGTATCACTATCACTAAACGTGCCACCTTCATTTATTGTTGATGTTGTGGCTCCAACTACATTACCACCCCATGGACCCACACCCCATCCATAACCGTAGGTTTGTTTTTGTGGTCCAACTTTTGTGTAAAATTCTACAGTCGTAGAACCACCCGTTGATATACTCGCACTCGCAGCGGCGCTTGATGTAATTGTAAATGTTGTAGGACTAGGCACTGTGTTGACCATGAATGCTTTGTCCTCAAAGTTTGATGCACTAAGCCCCGTTCCACTAGGCAAGGTTACTGAGTCAAGTAAAATAATATCACCTACCTCCAAAGCGTGTGCCGATCCTGTTGTTACTGTAACCGCGGTAGAAGTATTTGTTGTTGCAAGTGTGCAGCTTGTTTGTTGTCTTGCTGCATCAAACGGTGTTATGTCAAACAGTTGGCCCTCAAAGTATAACAATAAAAATTTATCGGAGCCCAAAGCAATATATCTATTACCTTTAATATCTAAGAAAGAGTGTTGTGATCTAACAACACCAACTATGCTGTCGTTTACTAGTGATGACCATCCGCCTACTTTTTCTGGTAGGCCATATCTAAATCTGATGTTGTTGCCATCTATCCAACGGTTTTCTGCACCCTTGGTTGTATTTTGTTTATCGATACCTGGTTGTATGACGAAGTTAATAAGAGTCATGTAAACCTCTTACGTTCCAGCAAAGTGCTTCTTGACCCAACCTTTTGTTGAATTTGCGTATACAAGTGTAAAACTTTGCCCGTTTGTGTTGACAGTTAAGTCACTGGCTGAACCTTGTATGGGCTCACTGTTTCTACCAATAGTCAAATTGTTAGAGTTAAAACTAAGTTTACCATCTAAGAAATGCACCTCGTTACCAACAGCCGGACTTGCAGGTAGTGTGACTGTTACTGCAGCTGCACTTGTATCTACAATTACTTGATCACCATTTACAGCTGTGTATGCACCTGTTGTAGTGACATAACCTTTTTGTGTAATACCTGTAATTACGTTTGTGCCATCTACTATTACAAGCATCGTAGATCCAACAGGCATTGCTACACCCGTTCCTGAGCTTGTTTTAATTGTTATTGTATAGTGACTCGAGCTCCTAGTTGTGCCATCGATTACAAGATATGTTTTTTCGCAAGAGTCTGGAAATATCAGTTGTCTGTTAGCTGATAGTGTGCCTGTGAGCTTTATGACTTTGTTACGACCATCTGATGCAGCGCCATCGCTGATAGCTGGTGTTTGGTTGCCAGATGCTAAACTAAGCTCGACATAGCCACCTACAGCTTGCTCTACTAGATCAAGGTTTGTATTAGTGACTGTACCCCATAAACCGGCCTTTTCACCGGTGGTCATTTTTTCAAGTTTTAGTGATGTAGAAAATGATGATGCCATAATTATTTATACCTTATGCTGCTATTTCTGTCCATGTTTGACTTGCGTTTAAATTTATCTCATTCCACGTAATTACACCAGGACTTGATGTAGATACAGTGATTGAGCTACCTGTAGGTATTA